CTCGGAAAGCTGCGTCAGTGTCAGCTCATCCAACACCGCATCCAGGGCGAAGTTGGAGACCTTGGACAGCTCGCCTTGGGCTAAAGCCCATATCGCAGGACGCTCCGTATCGCCCGCACCCAGGAACAGAACGCGGGTTCCCATGTTCACCACCGCGTGAGGCGATGAGAGGCCCTTGTCAAAAAACAGGTTGGTTCTCTGAAAAGGGAAGTCCGCCCCGCCGATGTTCGTGAATTGCTCTATGGTCCGTGTGCCGCCCACATAGAGCTGGTTTTGAAACACAAACGGAGCCACCAGGCCGTCAGGGGAGGACTCGGCCGAGCCAAAGTCCAGCGCGGTCCAGTCTGTGCCGTCCTTAAGCCCTGAGACCGTCACCCGGTCGTTATCAGTGGTGCAGACGAAAAACCCGTCCACGTAGGCCAGGGCTTGCGGCACCCCGTTCGCCTCGTCATAGTCCACATCGGTAATCTCAACCAGGCCACCGGACACCGTGTAGATGTAACCCGTTGAACCCGGCACCAGGATCATCAGCTGGGTGCCGTTTTCCTCCATAAACACCCGGCCCGTACCCGCGATAGTCCCGAGGTCCGTCATGGTGTCGTCGGACTCCAAGCGGTACAGCTTCGGGCCTTGTACAAAATAAGGCTTGTCCGCCAGCCTCCCCGCCCCGCGATTAGCGTAGGCCGATATGGCGACCGTCGTCGCTACCGCCTCGATCCCAGGCGTCGAAAGATGCACGTTGTTCGACAGCGCAGGGACAGGCGCAGGCTCGGGATAAAGGTTCTGACACACCTGCCGAGAGTAGGGGGTGCTCTCGTGGCTATAGAACCCGGTGCCAATAGGGAACTCAGTCAACGCGGAACTCTCCAAGCGTCAGGTTCACATCATTGGTCGCCGTGTCCGCCTCGACCCATATCTCCAGCCACTCGCCCTGCTCCAGCGTCAGGGCTTTGGTCAGCGTGATCGCCGTAGCCGTAGAGGTCAGCGCGTGAGCCGATGACACCTGAGACACACCCTGCTTCACGATATGGAAGGTGTATGTCCCATCACCCGTGGCCGAAATCTCGGCCTTGGCCGTCAGCGTTAGTTCCTGGTTAGACACGTTCTCAACACGCCCCGAGACATAGGCGTTCAAGCCCTTGGCAATCTCAGGACTCCACTCGGCGCTAACCCGCTTCGGGGTGTTGAGCGCGTCAAACTTGGTCCCGAAGGAATCCACAAGACGAGACAGGCGAAAAGTTGTACGCCCGAACGTGCGCACCACCGCCTCGCGGTAGTGTGTCGGGGTATTGGGAAACAGGCTTGGACTGCCCCAGCCGACGAATAGCCCGCATCCCCGCAGACGCTTCAGCCTTCAAGGATTCAGAGACCGTACCGTTGAAATCTGAGGCAGACAGTATCGCCATAGACGCGATAACGCCCTGCACAGCGCCGTCAGGGATCGTCACATAGTCAGAAACGGATGAGACAGGGGTGTAGCCCAGCCGAATACCACGCGCCTCCAAAGACGCCATGTAGTCATTCAGGCTATCAAGAAAGTCTTCAGTCTCACTCGCTTCCAGGCTCGCTTCGTCCGCCTGAACCAGTATCCGCTTTAGCGACCTTTCTGCCAGCTTTCCTGCCGTTATCACGCTTCCACCCTTTTACCTTTGCATACTCCCGAACATAGGAAGTATCAACGGTTGTAATCTTTGACCCAGAGGGCCGATTCCAAGTGATTTTCTTCATAGTAAAAGGCCCCCCGAAGGGGGCCGTCCTGTTTAGGCGTTACCGAAGAACTGGCCGCCGAAGAAGGGGTTGAAGGTGGCGTAAGCAGGCAGAAGGTCAAAACGCACCATCTGCTTGTTCGTGTCACCGTCCGCGTACTTGGAAACGCGGATTGAGAACCCGTCCTCAGTCGTAGCAACAGTGTCAGTGCTGTACAGCTTCGGCAGCTTCACCGTGCCCAGGCCAAAGGCTTGCTTGTGGAACAGCAGGCCCGGCTGGACCGTCGCGCCAGAGGTGCCCAGGATGGTGATGACATCGTTCTCAGCGAGAGCCGCTGAGATCGTGTTGTACTGACCGCCGCTCTCAAAGATCGCAGGACCAGAAACCGTCAGAGTCACAACGCCTCCAGCGCTAGCCGTCGCGTCAGCCGTCACAACACCGCGCCACTTCACGCCGTTGCCCGCGTTGTCATACATGACTTCGCGTGTGGACAGTGAGCGCTGGAACTTGCCCGTCACCTCAACAATGTCGCCAGCCTTCACAACAGCGTTGGCAGAGATGCCGTCAACCTCGATGGTCTGAACCATCGTGTCCTTGTGCGTGGCGTAGGTGTCGTCAATGGCCGTGGCCGTGATCGCACCCTCAAGGTCCGCCGCCGTCGTCACAGTGCGCGACTTCAGAGCGTTGGAGACCATGACCTTGGCACCAGCGAAGTTATCGCTGATAGTCGCCTTCTCCCAAGCGTTATCAACCAGAGAAGTCTTGCCGGAAGCCAGCGCAGACTGAAGGTCCGCAAGGTCCGCCTGGACGTAGGGGTTGATGACAGCGCAGAGGTTGTCGGAGGGAATACCCATTGCGTGGGCCTTGGCCGTTGCCTTGGCAATATCAGACCAGGCGTCAATAGCCGTCCCGACAGAGCCGGAAGAGAAGCCACCGTTGGTCATGATGTAGTTGCAGTAGTCCAGCTCCAGGTCGGTGATGATCCGAGTGGCTGCGGGCTTGATGATCTGATCCAACTGATCCATCTTCAGGGCCTCGTCAACAGAGTTCCACTCCATTGCGACCGTGAAGAAGTTCTGGACCGTACCCGTCGCCTTACCAGAGATGATGTCGTTCTTGTTAGAACTGATGTCACCCGTAGCATCGCGGTGCGTGGTGTAGTCGTGCGGACGCTTGAAGTCCACAGACGTACCAGAACGGGGGGAGAAGCGACCACTCAGAAGCTGAGTGTCTACTTCGCGGGTTACTACGCGGGAGGCTTCGGCCTCTTCGAGAAATACTCGGGCCAGTTCCCGAGTAGTGTTACTGTCAAAATTGTTAGCCATGAGAAATACTCCTAAATCGGCTGCATAGAGAAAAAACAGATTCCGAATGCGGTAATTCGGTGTTTTCCCGCAAAGCCCGCCGCGAGCTTTCTTGGGGGCAGACTGCCCCTCAACACCCTCCGCAGGAGGCGGGGGCTTGGGTGCCTTGCGCTTGACCTTCGGAATGATGTTTCGGTCAATGTGAATGGCGGCCTGAAGCGGTGACATCGTGTCCCGCATCGCCACCAACTCCTGGACGTTCTGGCTGAGATACTTCGTCACGGCAGGCCCGGCCTCATGGTCGAGAAGCATCTGAGCCACGTCATCGTGAATGCCGATCTGCGCCACCGCGTTACCGGCAACGCTCAACTCCTGCTCAGAAATGCCGTATTCCTTTGTGGCCCGCTCTGTGTACGTCTGGACTCTGTTGAGAGTGGCCTCGTACTGCTGGCGGTACTCCTGCTCCTGCCGCTGGGCCTCAAACTGTTGCTGCTGCTGTTGGCGTAGCCTCCATTCGGTGTGCTGCTGAATGGCCTCGTCCCGAGCGCGAAGTTTGTCCTCGTAGTCATCAGCGAAATAGTCTGTAGGGATGGGCGGAATAACAGGCTCGCCTTCTTCCCTCTGCTGCTCATACTGCGCTAGGCGCTGCCTAAGCTCTTCGGCCTCACGCTCGGCGGCCTTTTGCGCCGCCACCTTCTTGGCGACGATGTTGTTGTTGATGAACTCCTGTTGACGCTCATCAAACGTGACTGGGGGTGCTTCTTTCTCAGGCTCAACAGAGGCCTCTTCGGGAGCCTCCTGCTTGTCCTCGGCCTCTCTAGGGGCCTCCTGTGTCGGCTCTTGTGTGCCCTCTACGGGGGCCATCTCGTCAACGCTTGATTCCGCGTCATCGTAAGCAATTTCGCTCATGGTTTTCTCCTAATGCCGTCGATAGCCTCGACGTCGGGCTGCGGCCATGATGACCGCCAGAATCTCTTCATCCTCCTCAAAGAATCCCCCGCCGCCCTTCAGGACAGCGACAGGCTCAGCGTCAACCCCTTGGGGGTACAGGAACGGCAGGGGCGACGAGAAGCCCGCAACCGTCGCGGCCTCT